GCCCCAAACCGCCTGCCGGCAAAGCCAGAACCGGGCGAGGGGCCCCCGACGCTGAACGGTTTACCCAAGAAAAAAAGCGGCAATTCCTAGCCTTATACGCGGGTACTGGCCACAGCGTCAGGAGCTGTGCGGAACAGGTCGGCGTCACCGGCGTCACGGTCTTCAACCACATCAACGACGATCCGGTGTTCGCCAAGGCCTACGCGCGCGCGGTCGAGCGCCACACCGACAAGCTCGAGGATCACCTGGTGGATCACGCCTGGGACAAGGAAACGCCTGGGAACATCGTCGCGCTCTTTGGCATGCTTCGTGCACGTCGGCCTGAACGCTGGCGCGAGAACTTCAAGGTCGAGCACGGCGGGCAGCTGGTGCTGACGACGGCCGAGGCGCTGCAGCAGGCGCGCGAGCGGGCCAAACAATCCGCCGGGGAACCGGCTCAGTTGAACTGAGGAGGAACTTCATGAGTTTCGGGACGCACGTGATCACGCAGAGAGAAGCGCGCGAGATCACGAAAGGACGCAAGCCGCATGTGCCAGTCGAGTACGAACAGGCGTGCAAAGCGCTTGAGGCATGCCAAACGCTTGATGAAGCGAAGTACTGGAATGATAAGGCAGATGCGCTGGCGGCATGGGCCAAGATCTACCGTGATGATGATGCAGGCAGAAAAGCTCGCGCCTTGAAGCTATGGGCCTTTCGCCGGATGGGTGAGTTGGCTGCAGAAATTCGCCCTCGTAGTTATTTAAGAGCTAAAGGCCAACGTGGTGGTCAAAACAAAGGACCGCAATCTCTGCTAGCAGAGCATGGCCTCACGAAAACTCAAAGAGAAGCCGCACGGGCTTTAGCGAACTCAACTAAGGAACAAGTCGCAGCTATGGCCAATCTTCCAAGGCCACCAAGCCCGAATTTAGGACAACTTTCTCGCCATAACTTTAGACCAGAGATCAGGCGCGGCCGATGGCGTGGGAGCGATCATCCGGAGTGGCCTGCCTGGTCTTCAGCTGTAGGTACGCTTAGAGCCTCCATCAGTCGCGTCGATGCACGAGTTCTAGCGAGGTCTATTAGAAATCCACCGGAAGTACGCGCTAAGATTCAGCCACTCATTGAATGGCTCGATGCCTTCGAGCAGCACTTGCCGAAGGAACCGTGATGTCGGACCACAACATCCTGTCGAAACGCGAACAGATTGCTGCACTGGTCTTGTCAGGTATCGCCTCGCTGCCAGAACCAACACCAGGCGCCCATGTCGCTAGGGCTTTGGAACTAGCCGATCAACTCATCTTCGCAACGCTACAAAGCAATCAGCGCTCTGGAGGCTCTACGTAGCGTCCAAATGCCACGGGGGGCACAGCACAAGAAACGCGCGGAAAGCGCACCACGCACGCCGCACGAGATCGAGCAGGCGCTGACCCTCGACGTCGCCGCCTGTCAGTACGATCCGGCGCGGTTCATCTGGTACGCATTCCCGTGGGGGCAGCCAGGACTCTTGCGCGAGAAGAAGCCGCGCAAGTGGACACTGGATGTCTGCGCCTCGATTCGCGCGAAGCTACTCGCGAACCTGGGCAAGCCCGTCAACGCCTGGCAGATCGTCCAGGAGGCGATCGCGAGCGGTCACGGCCCGGGGAAGTCCGCCTTCATCGCGCAGCTGATCCTGTGGGCTCTATCGACGTTCGAGAAGACCCGCGGCATCGTGACGGCGAATACTGAGACGCAGCTACGCACCAAGAGCTGGCCCGAGCTCGTCAAGTGGCACGGCATGTGCATGACGCGGCACTGGTTCACGGTCACCGCGACCGCCATTCACCACAGGCTGCATATCCGCGAGTGGCGCGTCGATGCGATCCCGTGGAGCGCGAACAACTGCGAAGCTTTTGCCGGCTTGCACAACCAGGGGCGGCGGCTTTTCATCGCCTACGACGAAGCATCCTCCATCGATGATCCGGTGTGGGAGACGACCGAGGGAGCGTTGACGGATGAGGGCACAGAGATCATCTGGATCGCCGCCGGCAACCCGACGCGCGCCCGTGGTCGCTTCCGCCAATGCTTCACGTCGCAAGCGCACCTCTGGGGCCATCGCAACATTGACAGCCGTACCGTTGAGGGCGTCAACCTCGATCGCATCGAGCGCTGGCGCCGCCTCTACGGCGAGAACTCGCAGTTCTTCAACGTGCGCGTCAAGGGTCAGTTCGTCGAGGCGGACGCCAATCAGCTGATCTCGCTCGAGTGGATTGCCGAGGCGCGCCTGCGAGGCCTTCGGGCCGAGCCGGATGGCTCAGTCGCAAAGCTGCGCATCAGCACGGACGTCGCCGACGGCGGCGAGGACGACACGGTGGCGACTGTCGCGCGCCATTACCAGTCGTTCCGCCACGTGCTGAAGCAGAAAGCGGCGTCGTTCGCCTCATCGGTCGCGCCGATCGAAAGCGCAGAGCTCACCGCGCGGCTCTGGACGGCTTGGGAAGGCAACACGCAGCGCGGCGACGACATCGTCGTCGACTCGATCGGAGTTGGCGCCGGCACGGCCGGCAAACTGATGAAGGACGGGCTGCCGGTGATCGCGTACAAGGGCGGCGAGGCCTCGGCGAACGCGAAGATGTACCGCAACCGACGCGTGCAGTCGCACATCGCCATGCGCAACGACTTCCGCGACGCGATGATCGCACTCGACCCGCAGATGCTCGAGGACGAGGAGGCGTGGAGCGAGTTCGAGGAGCAGCTCTGCTCCATTCGCGTCAAGCCAGGCACGGAGAAGCTGGAAGACCTCGTCACCAAGGAAGAAATGCGGCGCGACGGCTTGAAGTCCCCAGACCGCGCCGAGTCGCTCGCGATGCAGTATGCGACGCAATATCCGACGCTCGTGCGCAGCCAGTCGGCGCCGAGCGAGGAAGAGGTGAGTTACAGCTTGAAGTCGACGCTGCTGGAGGAGATGCTGTGAACAACACCCAGGCGACCGTCCTGTTCTTCGTCGTGATGCTCGTTATCGCCTGGATGCTCTGGTCGCTGGCGCATACGGCATGAGCATCTACCGCGTCGAAGTACGGTGTAATGATGACAAGCGTGTCATCGTGCGTCGTACGTTCCTCGTGGAGGCCGAGGACAGTGAGGATGCTAAAACGCAAGCCGAGAGAGCAGCCGAGGACAGCGCCGAGTTCGGCCCGCGGTGGGTCGAGTTTCAGTGGATCGAGTGTAGTAGAGCCTCTCTACCATTCGAGCTAAGGCTGTGAACGCCGCGGTCGCCATGATGAAGCTGATGGCGCAGGTCCGGGCCGCGACGCCCAACGGCCCGGGATTCATCATGAGCGTACCAGTGCCCGATGACCGCTACGCGCCCGGCACGTACTTCGTGCAGCCCGTGCCGCTCTTGGTAGGCCGCGGCGCGCGCGACCAGATCGCGTATATCCGCATCAGCGAGTTCCGGAGGACGACGCATTGACCTTCCGCGAAGCCACTGCGCTCGCTGCCGCGGCACAGACGCTTGGCTCGGGCGTCAGTACGCCGGCCAAGGATCACGGCGCGAAACCCTTCACTTACGTCGATCCGATACGCCACGCCTGGCGTACCGCAAATCCGCGCGCCGGCTTCCCAAATCGACTCGAACGCTGGAGGTGGCAGAGCGCATGACCTTCCTCGAGCGTTTCTCGGCCGCCCGCGCTGCGTTCCTGCGACCGCCGATGGCGCAGCGGGTCGACACGGGCGTCATCACGCTCGATCGCCCGATCTGGGGCGCCGGACTCTCGGCCGGCTTCCCGCGCTACAACCCCGACGACCTCATCAACAAAAAGGGCATGGCGATCTACGCGCGCATGCGGACCGATGAGCAGGTAAAGGCGGTTACGACGTTCAAGCGCGACAGCATCCTCAGCCGCGGCTGGACGTTCGAGTGGGACGACGGCTCGCCGCTCTCGGCCGATGAGCAGTGTACGCGCGAGCGGGTGATCGACCAGATCATCGAGCGCATGGAGGGTTCGTTCATCGACGCGCTCAACATCGTCTCGACGGGGCGCGAGTACGGATTCAGCCTCACGGAGAAAATCTACAAGGTCGTCACGATCGACAACCGCACGTGGGTCGGCCTCTACCAGATGCGCGGTCGCGACCCGTCGACGATCCAGTTCTTCACGGACGAGTTCGGGACGTTGCTCAACGTCCGGCAGCTGATGGCGGGCCGGATCATCGACTTCACGCTCGATAAGTTCGTGCACTACGTCCACAACCCGGAGTTCGACCCGTATCTCGGCCAGAGCGAGCTGCGCGAGGCGTACCGCAGCTGGTACATGAAAGACACGTTCATCAAGCTCTGGGCGTTCTACATGGAGAAGCTCGGCGGCGGCTTGACGATCGCGCAGGTCTCGCAGGAAGCGAACCTGCAGCCGAACTCCAAGGAGCACGTCGCGCTCAAGGCCGCGCTCGCGGACATGAAAGCCTCGCCGGGCATGCTCCTGCCGCCCGGCGTGACGGCGCAGGTTCACTTCCCGCAGGGCACGGACTCATTCAAGGCCGCGATCGAGTTTCATGACTTGGCGATCGCCAAAGCGCTGCTTGTCCCGAACCTCCTCGGCGTCTCGAACCAGGGCAGCCGCGGCTCCTACGCGCAGAGCCAGTCGCAGCTCAAATC